AGTTAGACCAAATCGGTGACATCGTAGATTCTAAGATTGAAAAGGCTTTCAACCAAGCGCAAGATAATGCCAAAGGTGAAGTCGAGTCAAGTCTTAAAAGCGAGATCACAAATTTGACTAATGATTACAATGAAAAGATGGAAGCCGCTACAAAGCGAATGGATGCCATCGAAATGGAAAGCAAAAAAACGCTTTCAGGTGTAAATTCAAAAACTTTTAAAGGTCAAATCGAATCTGCCATCAAAGATGGTGCAATCGATGCCCTTGTAAAAGGTAACACCAACGCCGCAAGATTTGAAATCAAGGCCGGTGATATGACAATGGCGAATGCCTATACTGGTGTTGTTGCTGGAGAAACTGTAATTTCAGACTTCAAATTCGACCCTTCAAGAAGTGTACACATCAGAACTTTGTTGCCTATCGGAAACACCGATGCTCAAACAATTAGATTCCCTAAAGAATCTGCTTATGATGATGGTGCCGCCGCAACTGCTCAAGGTTCAACTCTTGGTGCATCTGATTTTGACATTACTGCTACAAGCGTAAATGTTGAGAAAATCGGGACATTTATGAGAATAACTGAAGAGATGTTGAATGATACTCCCGGATTATCTTCTTACCTATCGGCAAGAGTACCCGGAAAAGTATTGTCTGTTGAAGATACTGAAATCCTTAATGGTGATGGTTCTTCTCCAAACCTTGATGGTCTGTTCACCGATGGTGCCGCTTTTATCACTTCAGGTGGTGCGTTTGATGATGCGGTCGAGTCTGCAAATGAATTTGATGTACTTATTGCCGCATTGAACCAATTGGCACTTTCTAATTATCAAGCCGACACGATTCTTTTGAATCCAACCGATTTCCATAAAATCGTATTGCTTAAATCTACTGCCAACGAATATTTGAAAAATCAAATCATTCAAGGTATTCAACCAGCAATCAATGGTGTGCCAATTACATTGAACACCGCCGTTACTGCCGGGAAATTCCTTGTTGGTAACTTGGCTCAAGCATCTCAACTATGGGTGCGTGATGGACTTGGAATCGAATTTTCAAGAGAAGATTCAACCAACTTTAGAGATGGATTTGTTACTGTTAGAGCGCAAGAGCGTGTGGCACTTACAAACTATTCTCCTAATGCAATCGTACAAGGTACGTTCTCAACTGCTAAAGCGGCACTTGAAACTCCTTAATCTAACGATTAGTTTTGAACTTGAAAGGGTGGTCATATCGACTGCCCTTTTTGGGTTTAAGAAAAAAAACATATAATATTTTTTATATTATAAAATAAATTATATATTTGAACCATAATTAAAACAATAAGAAACAAGATTATGAGAAAAGTAGTATTAACAGAAACTTATTCAGGTTTAAAAGGAGAACTTGTAAAATTAACCGGTAAGGATATTATCAGAAAACCTACAAATAAGTACAACGAAATTATTGATTGGAATTACGAAATATTAATTGATGGCAAGAAGCAATGTTTAATGAACGGACACTTAACAAGAGTGAAAAAAATGTTTTGGAATAAATATCAAGAACAATCTCACATAAGAGTTTGGAAAAAAGAAAAGTAAAAAAACCGGGGGTGGCAACGCCCCCTTTGTTTAACCAAAAATTAAATTATGAGAAATCAAAATGAATACAGAATACAAGATACACCGGAATATATAATGGTGAAAAGAATTACCGATGAGGAAAATCGCAAAAACATCATTGAGGCATTAAAATCGTTTGCAATATTATTGACCGCATTTTTCATTTCAATATGGTTGTTCACAAATTTTCTTTTAAATATCGAAACCATCATCGATTGGTGGAATAACTTTCAAATTGAAATATTTTTAATCGACATAATAATATGGCTGAAAAAGATAATTTCCTAAGTAAGAAAAAGGATATGCATATCCATCGGCATATCAACATAAATCAAAATATTGTTAATATTAAAAAATTTAATAAATTAGTAAATAAATTAAATTAGTTTTTTTTTGTTTGATAAACGGAAATGTCCGCCATTAAGTTGGTGGGCATTTTTTTTATACCTTTACATTAAACCAATAAATTGAATAATAATCAGAGAGGGTGTTTTAGTGAATACCTTTTTGCAACTGAATGCATAAAGAGGGGATATAATGTTTCAATGCCTTTGTCGGATGCCTCAATTTATGATTGCGTGGTTGATAATGGCGAAAACTTATTCAAAATCCAAATCAAATCCACGATAAAACTTCCGGTAAAAGATACCATTACAACAATACAAGTGCCGTTGCAAAATTCAAAAAGGGTTTACACAACAAAAAACGTGGATTACTTTGCGGTGTATGTTTATCATCTTGAGGGGTTTTTTATATTTAAAAACGAAGGCAATATGCAGTCAGTAAGATTGTCACTTGTAGGTAAATATTCCAAAAATTTTAATAACTTTGTATTCACAAGGGACACTCAATCCCATCAATGATTCATTTTTAATTGTTTTGTGAATTATTTTATAAGTTTGGTTAGTAAAGGGTAGCATTTAAGTGTTGCCCTTTTTTTTTATCTTTGTGGAAATAACATATTATGAAAATATTAATGAAAAAAAGCGTTTTATCCTCTGAGGGATGGCGTTGGGAAGAAAAGGTTTACGATGTTGACAACAAGGTTGCATCGGATTATATCAAAAAAGGAATCGGCGTTGAATTTGTCGAAGAAGTAAAAGAAGAAAAAAAAGTAAAAGAAACAAAGGAAAACAAAGTGGCAAGAAAAAGAACCACTAAAAAATCCAAATAAATGCCTTACACCAAGAACACTTATTTCAGCGACCCACCGATCACATTTCAACCGCAAATGAAAATCAATTCCACGACTGGAAGTGAAATCATTACTGCGGCAAATGTCAAGGATTTTGCACGGATTGATACCACGGCAGATGATACCATTATCGGTCAGATGATCACCCAAGCGAGAATCGTGGCGGAAAATTACATTTCCAAGGATATTGTGGCAAAAAATAGAACTTACTATTTGCCATTCGCCAACACAAGAATCGCATTGCCTTTCGCCCCGGTTGCATCTATTTCATCGGCAACAGTTGATGGAACTGCCGCAACATATTCGGCAAAAGGATTGGATAATGAAATAATAGAATTGAACGAACTACCGGCAAAGGAAGTAAAAATCACTTACATCACAACCGGACTTGATGATTCATTTTTGAAACAAGCGTTGTTGAAAATGGTAACGACCTATTATGACAACCGGTCTGATTTTGTAGTTGGGGAATCAGTAAACGAAATCCCAACAAGTGCAATGGATTTGTTGTCATCATATAAAACCGTGTTTATTTAATGGATGCCGGGAAACTTGATACAAGGGTTGAAGTAAGGCGATTGACAAAGACCGCCGACACTTATGGGGGTTACACCTCAACAACGGCAACCGCATCGACTATATGGGCATATAAAAGAGAAACAAGCGGTGATATTAACCAAGAGAATGGAAAGCGTAGGCGTGAACTTGACATTGAGTTAATCGTTCGCAAAAAAACCGCCGACACTATCTTGAACACCGACCTTTTGAAAATTAAAAATGTATCCGGGGAATATCGTATCAACGGTAAATTTGAATCCGGTTACAAATATTATACAACCATAAAAGCCACAAAAATTGATTAGTGTTAAAATCAAAAAGAGCGATTTAAATGATTTGAACCGAAAACTCAATCAACTCAAAAGTTTTTCAAAAGAGGGGCTTTCAAAAGAGATTGGCGATACTGCGGCTTTTTCGGCGGCAAGAATGAAAAAAACGGTTGTATATGATAAGTCTGATTTAAAGAAACAAATCGGATTTGGTAGAATGGGCAAAATGGCAAGGGTGTTTTCAAAGACTTTTTATTCGCCATTTGTTGAATTCGGAACAAGGGATGGAAATCTCAAATTTGATGATATGTTAGCACTTGGTATTCCAAAAAGTTATGCCGAGCAATTCAAGGCAAATCCACTAAAAAAGAAAACCAACCAAAATGCAAGACCTTTTTTCTTTTCATCGGTAAGGGTAGAACTCAAAAGCCTTATGGAAAGACTTGACAGAAGATTAAATAATTTGACACGATGAACGAGGCACTTCAATTTATAAGAAAAGCGATTTTAAGCCGTTTAACGGATGCAATTTCGATTGGTGGCAGTTATGTCCCAATTTATAACAGAGTGCCATCTGATGCATCTGAACCCTATATACGCATCTTTTCGGTAAGTAATAACGAAAGCGACTTCAACACCACAAGTTTTATTTCCGAATGTGTTATAAGATTGGAGGTTGTCACGGCGTTTGATTCTGATTCAGGGGGCGAATTGCAATCCAATCAGATAGTAAGTGAAATTTTAAATTTAGTGCGAACGAGGTCGGGTGGTTATTATGATTTATCAAGCGATGGGTTTAATGTGATAACTTGCACAAATAATGGTGTAACATATTTCGAAGATGACTTGGAAGATAAAACTTATTTCCGGGCGATTGTCGAAATATCTAATAAAATAGAAAAAATCTAATGGCTGATTTTAAGATTTACGGAATAAATATCGGAGCAATATTTTTATCATTGTCAGATGTGAATCCAATACTGCAAACCCTTGTCTTGGTAGCATCTTTAATTTATACAATTATTAACATAACCCAAAAATTAAAAAAATGAAAATGCCTACAAACGGAGTCGCAAAAGACATCAGACATTTTGCCGGGAGTCTATTGGTTTTTTTCTTAGTGGTTTTGATATTATTTTATCTTACAAAATATCAAATCCCAAGTGAAAATGCTCAAATCGTAAACACTTTAATCGGTATGATAGCGGCATCCATTGCGATGGTTATCGCAAGTATAACCGGAAGGAACCCGGATGATTTAGATGCGGCAAAAAAGAAGATTTCAAATCTTGAGATGAAAATTGAAATGCTTGTCCAAGCAAAAGACACCTTGGAGGAAATGCTTATAAAAGTACAAGATGACACGATTGACCGGCTACTTCTAAACAAGGCTATGAAATACGATAATAAATGCGACTGTAAAAAATGAGTTTAAGGTTTTTTAAATATGAGGAATTTGATTCGCCTGATGTTCACGATAGTGGTAGGTATATGGATGCTGAATTTTTGGCAATGCTCGACAATGCCCGTAAAATTGGGGGAATACCCTTTAAAATCAATTCGGGGTGGCGGACAATCGAACATAATCAAAAAGTTGGAGGAAAACCAAACTCAAGCCATATTGTTGGAAAAGCAGTTGACATTGCAGTTAAAAATTCAAGAGAAAGAGGAATCATTTTGTCAGCACTTCAAAAGGCTGGATTTAATCGATTCGGGGTTGGTAAAACTTTCATCCACGTTGACAATGATGGAACTGACTTTCCCGATGGTGTCAAAGACCCCAACGTTTTATGGTTATATAGCTAACACGGTAGGAAGTACACTATGCCTAAAAAGAAATTCAAAGACACGGCAGTAGGTTCTTTCCTACTTCAAAAGATTCCAAAGGTAGTCGGTGCGATTGCCGAGGATACTCCAATTGGAAACGTCATAGAAGCGATTATTGGTGGGTCAGATATGAGTGCGGAGGATAAAGACATTGCACTTGAAAAACTACGATTAGAACGTGCCGAAATGGATGGGGTAACTCGCAGGTGGGTTGCCGATAGTAGAAGTGGATGGTTGGCACAAAATGTGCGACCTTTGACTTTATGTTTTTTTACAATTTCTTACATCGTTGGTTGGTATATGGAATATGATTTGACAACAATCACCGGTTTGATGCAAGTGATCCTCGGAGGGTATTTCGGGAGTCGTGGGGTTGAAAAAGTGTTCGGAAATAAACTCCATAAATAATGGCAAAGAAAATAATTGATAATTTTGTAAAAGCCACAAAAAGAAAACGCCCCGGTGTCCATTCAAAGAATGCATCAATAAATCAAAAAGGGTGTAAAAAGAAATATCGTGGTCAAGGTAAAAACAGATAAATATGGCAACTCGTGACTTATATTCCTCAAATAATTTTTATCGAATGTCATTCGGCGATTATGGATTTCGCCTTTTGGATTATACCCACGGTAACGCATCAACGCCAAGCGGTGAATATTTCTGTTCAATAGAATGCACCGAAAATTCAACCATTACACTTACAAACGACACCCCCGGAGGAGATAGCGGATTTACAAGTTTTTCAATAAAAGAAGGGCATATAATTTATGGTAATTTTACTGATATATCAATCACTCACGGTCAAATAATCTGCTATTTGCGTAAACCAAAATAAATGCTTGGTCTTGCTTTTAACGTAATTTCAAGGTCTAAGAAAACCAAGAAGATAATCAAAAAGTATCTTCAGGACAATCTTGAGGATTTGTGGAGCAATACTGAGGATAAATGGCAATCCTATAATTATGTTATTCCACTTACTTGGGATTCTATTAATGAAGTGTGGGACAGATACAACGAAAGATTGCCTGAAACTTGGGAGGTGTTGACTAAAAATTGGAATGCGGAAACGGAATTATGGGATGAAATATAAATTTGTTAAATTTGTAAAAAATTAATTATGGGTACTACACTATCGGGATTAAAAATAAAAGATACTTATCAAGGTCTTATCAAATTAAGTGATAACGCCGCCGCATCATCTTCGACAAAAGAACTGACTGATGGTGTTGGGAATGACTTAAATATACAAGTTGACACCACCGGGAGATTGGAGGCAACATCGTTTGTCAAAACAAGTGGAACATCAAGCCAAATTCTTTTGGCAGATGGTACGGTCGGAACAACTTTGGGAACAAGTTTTTTGGCAGATGATTCGGTTACCTTTGCAAAATTAGAAGATAGGTATTCAGAACTTTCGGCACTTGGTAGCGGAACCTCTTTCGCCCTTAATTTTTTAAACGGTTGTACATTTACGGCAACCGCATCCGGTGCCGCAACCTTTACATTTTCAAACGCCGTTCAAGGTCAGGTTGTTGACTTGATTGTTACTGGAAATTACGCCTTGACATTTGCAGAAACCGGTTCAACTTTTAACCGAGTAGGTTCAACCACATACGATGGGTCATCAACAAATTTGATTCAAATAGTTTGCACGGATGACACGCCGGGTTCAAAAATATATCACTATTCAATTGCCACTTATTCATCGGCACAACCACAATAATATGAAAGCAAGAACTGAAAACGGTCAAATAAAAATTTATAAATCTTTACCTTCTGAATACACCAAGGATGATGGAACTGTTATTTTGAACTTTAGAAATGCCGATGCTGAAACTATTGAGGCGGAGGGTTTTTACGATGTTGTGAAACCATCATTTAATCCATTGACCCAAACAAAGGGTGGGATTCAGTTTGATTCAGAAAACAATGTTTTTACAAATGTAGTGACTGACATTGATTTTGACCAAGAAGTTGACATCATAGGAGAGGATGGAGAGCCAACCGGTGAAACAGAAAAAAGATACAAAGTTTCAGACTTACAATCAAGCATTTTGTCGGAACTCAAGCAAAAAGCAAATCAATTATTACAACCAAGTGATTGGCAAGTGGTAAGAAAGGCGGAAAGGGACATTGATATTGATTCAGATACACAAACAGAAAGGTCAGGCATATTGACGGAACTTGACAGAAAAGAATCGGAGGTCAATGCGTTGACATCCTATGCTGACTTGTTGCAATATGACAAAAGATTTTTCCCACCATCTGATGAAATAGAATAATATGAGTATAAACAAAAGATTAATAAGTACCGGTGCGGGTGCCATAACTTGTACAACTGATTCAACAGACCCATTTGGCGATTCAAGTGGAGTGGCGTTATATTCTTTGGACTACGATGCAAGTACTGCCCTTGATGGTACTGACTATTTAGGAAGCCCCACCAACGTTGAGTTCGGAGTAGGAGGCAAGATAAACTATGGTGCAAGGTTTAATGGGAGTAGTAGTAAGATTGATTTACCATCAACTGTTGTTGATTCAATAAAATCAAATAGCTCATTTGCTGTGTCTGCTTGGTTTAACACAAGTGTTACGGGTACAAGACAAGTAATGTTTTCGTCTTTTGATGGTACTTATATAATTCTTGAGGTAACAACAGGCAATCAATTAAATGGTGTTGTTTCTAATAGCGTAGGTACAAATACAGAATTGACAATACCAATAACAGTAACAGACGGAGTGTGGCATCACGCTTTATTTACAGGCGAGA